CGCCTGCTCCTTGATAATATCCGCCTGCAAGTGAGCAATAGCGCAGAGCCTCTCTACAAGCTCAAATAGGCTCATTGTCGGAGCCCTCCTCGCTGTCGGGAGGTGTCGGGAAAGTTACATTAAACGGAAAGCCCGCTTGTGTAGGTAAGTCCCTCAAAGCCTGGCGGTATTTCGCCCAGGCTCCCGTAAAGATTTTCGAGAGTGAGGCAATAAATTTCGTAGCCGTTGAGGTGTCAAGCCCCAGGCGGTCAAGCGACATTTGCGCGTCGCTGTTATCAAGCAGCTTGTTACGGATTTTGCGGACGAGTGCCGCCGCCTCCTCCTCGTTCTGCTCCTCACAAGCGGCAGCGTATGCCGCCTTTAAGGTTTCCTCGAGTTCTGCTTTTGTGGCTGCTGCCATTGCCTCAACCTGGGCGAGGCGTTTGTGGTAATTGTTTTTCACGGTAAGAGCCCTCCAATTCTTTATAGAAATTTATCATTTTCCGCCGCTCGTGGTAGGTATCTCCTCGGGCAGCGTTTGCAAGCCAAGAAACGAGGGACTCGTGAGCCGTCCCTGGCGCATAGTCGCCGCTCTGCTCTTTAGCGTATAGCTTTTTGAGCTTGCGGCGTTGCTTGCCTTGTTTCTTTTTACCCATTTTGCGTATAATCGCTCCCGAGTCGGTAACGATAAAACGCCATTGCAACATTTTTACGCCCTGGCGGAGAGGATAGAGAGTAGTTTTGCCGTTGAGCTCAAGCCCGATAGCGTTTACTTGCTTTTCTATCTCCGCGCGGCAATGCTGCAAAAATTCCTTGTCCTCGTGGATTAGTATAAAATCGTCCATATATCGTATATAGTGCTTGACTCGGAGCCGCTCTTTTATAAAGTGGTCGAGGTCGTCCAGGACGGCAAGAGCTACAAGCTGCGATACTTGGGAGCCGAGCCCTATACCAACATCACCGCCGAAAGAGTCTACAATGTCGCAGGCGTGCGCCGCTATTTGAGCGTCTTTAACCCGCTTACATATTGCAGCCTTTGCTATGTCGTGGCGTATGCTCGGGAAATAGTGGTGTATATCACACTTGAGCACCCACCCGTCGCAGCCGTGAGCTCTATAATAACGGCGTAAATGCGCCGTGATACGGTTTAGGGTATAATCGACTCCACGCCCGCGCAGGCAGGCGCAATTATCAGTTATAAACGATTTCGTTATCTGCTCATAAAGTCCGTTATCACATAGCGAGCGTTGAAATTGTCGGTCTTTTAACCTGGTCGCCACAATGTCGCGGCGTTTCGGCTCGTATATGGTAAAGTGTTGGTACCTATCTATTTTGTATTTGCCGCTCAAGAGGCTTTCTCGTAAGCGGTAAGTATTCTTTAGGGCGTTGCCCTCATAGCCTACGGTGCTATCTTTCCAACGAATATTACGGCAGCTTTGTTTCAAGCCTTTATAGAGGCTGTCAAAAGATATTACTTGTTCGTATGACATAAAAAGTAGGCGGACGCATATAAAAGGACTACCCCGCGAGGTACCTTTGTCGCCCGCAATATTCCCTCCTTTCGGAGGTAGGACGGTCGCTCCTTGTGTGAGCTGCGCTGCTTTGGTCTATTGACTACTTGATACGGGCTATTCTCACAATCGGGGGCGACTCCGTTAGCGTTGTACGCATTGTTGTTGTTCAACGCTCCACTCGTGTTCACATTGCGCTCGTTGTGTAGCAATCGGCGAGGCATAAAGCCAACGGGTACTCTTTGGAAAGTGTTTCTCGTTTTTGAGGGCAGCTAATGAATACTTTTTAAGCTCTCGAGCTTTATTAAGCACTTGCAGCTTGCCCTCGCCTCTGTCGCCTTTTCTAACGCTCATATTAAAACCTCCTTTTTACCGCCTCTACCGAGGCGGATTTTAGATTATGCGATTATACAAGCGGGGGCGACTCCGATAGCGTTGTACGCACCGTAGATGCTCAACGCTCCACTCGTGCGCACATAGCGCTCGCCGCCCGCGTCCCCAGGGTGAGGGGAACGGAGCCAACAGTGACGCGCCGAGCCCGCCGCGTCGTATTTGATACGCTCGGTATCGGTAAAGCCCTCGTAAAACTCCAACAACTCGCCGTCCTTGTAGGTCGCGCTGTCCCAGGTGCCGTAAATTTCGGGACGAGAGAGCAAGAAAAATTTATCGTGCAGCTCGTAGACCTGGTTAATGGTAAACTCGGTACCGTCGAGGCTGTTAAGCTCGTAAATAGAGTTGGTGCGACAAGTGATAACCGCAGGCTGTACCGCCGCCAAAAAGTCCGCAGGCAAGCCGAGCATAAGCCCGCTATAGCTTGTATTCCAAGAGGGCGGACGGTCAAAGATATTTGACGGAGCCCAAACTGCGCCCGCTGCTGCGTCGCTGTTGAGCCATTGACGAGCCGCGCTCTGCGCGTAGTTATTGGAGCCGAAAATAGCGCGGTGCATATGATTTACATTTTCGCTCTCGCCGTCTGTAGTTCCGAGGCTTGTACCCTCGGAGCCCTCCGTAAGCGTTGCGGTTTCAATAGCCGCCGTAGAGGTCGCGCTCGCGTATGTCTTAACGGTTTTGCCCTCGAGGGTTGCGTTATAGGTCATACTCATTACGATTTGTCCGCCTGCGGGTACTGCTTTCGTGAGGGTAAACTGAAATACTTTGCCATTATCTGCGGTATACCAGGCTTGATTAGCAACCGTAAAATTATAGGTGCCTGCGGGGAGTTCCTCTGCTGCATAGTAGAGAGCCTCCGTTGCGTCAAAAACAAGGCTCTTGTAGGTACCGCTCGCGGCTCCGTATACATATTTAGCCTCGAGAGTCATTGTGTACTCGAGCTTGTCGTTTGCCGCTGCGTGGTGGTTATGTCCTCTTACAACCCAAGTAATAACCGCTCCCGTAACGGAGTCCTCCGTAGTAAACTCATAGCCAACGGGAAATAGTTTTGCACCGAGCCCGAGGCGGACGGCGTTTTTAATATCCTCCCAGGTATTAACCGCTGTAAGCGTGTCAATATGTACGGTGGTTACAGTACCCTCTCTGTCGGTTACGCTGATAGTCGCGCCCGTTTCGGTCTGCACCGCTGAAATATTAACCTTTTCCGCGCCCTCGGCTGCGCCGTTGGCGTTGTCTGCTGCCTCGTTTGCAATTTCCGAGGCAATAGTAGCCGCTCTCTCTGCTACGGTATTAACCTCCGCAAGAGCAGCGGTAAGAGCGTTAAACTCGTCGGAGCTCGCGGGTGCGTCTTTATCAAAAGCCGCCCGCTCCACATCAATATAGAAAATTTGCGAGCTCAAGAGAGCCTCGCCCTTATAAAGTCCGATTTCGGCAACCGCCACGCCTGCGGCTGCGAGTGCCTGCGGTGTCAGCTCGACAACGATAACGCCGTTTTCTACGGTTGCGTCATTGAGTACGGTATGCCCGTCAGCCTTGGTAAGCTGCAAGCGGGGCGTTACGCCGTCCTCGATAGCGTAAGCCTGCCCGCAGTTAAGCGGGGTAATTTCAAGAAAACGGGTGTTTTTGTCGTTCTGCTTTGCAAATACCGTAATAGGGTGCGTATCTCTGCCAAAATCGAGAGAAAGTTTTTGCCTAATTTCCATAGGTAAGCCTCCTTATACTGTGGTTAGTGTAACGCTTTTCCAAGCGTACCAGGTGTTATTATATCGGGTGCGAACATACACGGCGGAGTTATCGTATGCGGTGTACCGCTGCATAATATACCCGCTCGGGTTAGCTATTACCTCCAAAAAGCCCGCAATAGCTTTCGGGTAGTGCTTGTCGGTGCTTGCGTTAGCGTTTAACGCCTGGGTGTATATGCCGCCCGCCACGAGGTTATTTAAGTCCTCTGTACCGTCGAGAGCCGCCACGAGTCCGAGCACATTAAAACCGTTCATCATAACCGAGCCGTCAACATCAAGAGCCGCCGCAGGCTCGCGCTTGTTTATACCTACCTTTTTACGGCGGAGCGCAAGTAAAGGCGTGCCCTGCGGTACCGTTATTGTAACGGTGTCCGAGGTCAGCTTGTCGGTAACGAGGAATTGCACATAATAGGAGTAGTCAGCGTCCAGGCTTAACCACTCGTCGGACTCAAAATTAAAGCCGCTGTCGTCGTACTCGGTGGAGCTCGTAATATTTGTATAGCTGCCGTAGGAGCTGTCGCTCGTCTTGCGATAGCGGTAATACAGATAGCGCAAGCTGTTTTTGTTTACCCCGTCAATGGTAACGGGTGTAATGTCGCCGCCGATTGTTACCTGGGTTGTGTCCTCAACCTCATTTACACGGCGCATAGTGTACTCGGTAATATTGATACCCTCGTACTCGAGGACGGTAATATTAACCGTTACCGCTGTCGTGTAGCCTCGAGAGTCGATAGCCGTAACGATAACGGGGACGGTGCCTTTATCGGGTAAGGTGCCTACCGTTATTGTGGTAGTGGTACCCGAGGCGGTTTTGGAGCCCGCTACAACAGAATAGCTCGAAATTGTCGCGCCGTTCTTTGCTGTAGCTGCCGTCAAAGTCAGCTTTAGCGTTGAGATATTCTGTATCAAAATTTGATTGTTACCCGTAACGCCTACGGCTGTTGTATTGGAGTCCTCAAAGGCAAACGCCGTAAAGGTCGGCGCAGAGTTCGCGGAGGTCGTCTGCACCGTCGCCGTTTTCGACGAGGCGGTACCTATTTGCGTTGCGCCGCTATAGGTTGTCAGCGCAAAGGTGCCCGTAAAACTCTTTAGAGCCGACATAGCCGCAAGCACCGTAGAGCGTTGCGCTGCGGTAAGCGTTATAGTGTTCGAGCCGTTGGATAAGCTCAAGCCCGTTATAGTTAAAACGGTTGTAGAGCCGTTTTTAATAACGAGCGTGTGCGTGTAGCTCGTGTTGTATACCGTTACCGACATTGTTATTTTTGCCGTAGCTGCGTCGGCGGTAAAGGCACTCACGGAGGATATAACCGAGCCGCCGAGCGTCTTTACCGAGGAGGCAGCGGAGGAGCCGTATACCTGGTTAGTCTTTTTGCGGGCGCGTACCTTGATACTGTATGTAGTATTCGGAGTAAGTCCCGTAATAGCTTTCGAGGCGGTTGTGCCGCTCGTTGTGCTAAAGTTCGTCCAGGTGGAGCCGCCGTCTATTGAGTAATCAAACCTATCACAAGTAGTAGAGGCTGTCGCTTTAACCGTTACGCCCGAGGCTGTTATGCTCGAGGTCGTAAGCGTTACGGTTGGTGCGGTGCGGTCTATACTGTCAAGGTTTATTGTGGTACTCGCTGTAATTCTGCCAACGCTAACGCCCGAGTATGTACCGCTAAATCGCCAAGAGGCGGAGAGCGATATATTTGTAGCGTTGCCCGAGGAGTTATGATTAACTCTTACCGTGTGCGTGTACAAAAGTTTCTTTTTGTGCCCGCTCGAGTAGTCATTTATCGCAGGGGCGGTAAATGTAACAGAGGTACCGTTAATAGAGGAGGTCGAGTCTGTGCGCTGTCCTACCTCGATTGTGTAATACGCTAAATAGATTTTTTGCGTTACATCGGAATAGTTACCCGTTTTGCTCTGTGTTGCGCTCCACTCCACATATAAGCCGAAATTATTTACGGGATAATTACTATAGCTGCCACTTAATGCCATAAAACGCCTCCTTAATCGAGCAATACAAAGTCAAGCCCCGCGCTATGCGGTACAAACTTGCCTTTGCCTACTGTTAGCTCGTCTGTTATTTCGGTTTTGCGGAGGGTGGTTAAGTCCTTATTAACGGTCAATACAACCGCTCCCGCGTGCTTAACGGCAAATTGTGTATGGTCTATAATGGTTTCTGTTGAGCTTTCGGAGTTCGTAATGTTAATGCCTCGGCGGTCTATCTTTACATTTTCGGTATAGATTTCGTTAGGCGCGGGAGTCCAATTTTGCTTTTGGCTGCCCTCCGCTAACATAAAGTCCGCCACATATAAGTAATAGCCCGTAGTGCCCGCCGTTAGCGTTACGGTGTTACCCGCTGCGGTAAAGGTCAAGGAATACTCCGCCCAGGTGTTATTTATTGCCTGGGTGTCGAAAATATAGGTGTCGTTACCGCCGTTATTGATAAACACATAGCAGCGGTTAGCGGTACCGATTTTCGCGCGGAAAGTCAAAGTATATTCTTTTCCCTGCAAAACGGTTATTTCTTGAGATAGGGTACCTACGCGCAAACGAAACATAGAGCTCGCGGCGGTGTTGTTCACCGCGTCCGCTGTTTGCTGCGCTATAACGGAGCCCGTATAGCTCCAATCGTCCGAAACGCCGTTAAGCCCGCTCGAGTTGTAAATATTGTTAATACCGCCCGTCGATTGCGTAGTAAACGAAAGCGTTAAGCGGTCTATTTTCTGCTCGAGGGTTGCTATGGTCGTTTCGATTGTTTCCACATCACCGTAGAGCACCTCCTCAACGCCTTTAATAACGCTTAATAGGTGCTCGTCGGCAGCGATAAAAGATTGCTCAACGGAGGAGGTAGCCTCTCCGATTTCGTTTGTTATTTCTGCCTTGTAGTGCTGCGAGATAGAGGAGGCTTGCACCGAGTCAGCTTGTAAGAGGGCACCGTTAAGAATACCCGCGCTGATAAAGTCCGCCACGATTGCGCCGTCCATTGTCATAGCGAGTGCAAATTCTCCGTTGTAGCCCGTTTTTGAATAGCCCAAGCCGCCGCTATTCCACCGCCACACATTAACTGCCTCCTCGAGGGTAGGCGCGTCAAGTATGAGGATTTCTTGCGGCTTTTCCGCAGGGTTGAGGACGACATAGCCGCCCGAGTGCCCCGTAATAAGGCTCGTAGCGTTTGC